TGCTCCTGCGGCCGGGAGCCCTTTGCCGACGATCCGGCAATGGAGTGTTTCGACCTCGAGCGCGTCGGCGACGCATGGTTTTGTCCAGAACACCGGCCAGCGAAAAAGCGCGCCCCTCGCCCCGCCGGCGTCTCGCCGATCGAGGCGCTAACCGAACTCGAGCGGCTGATCGCAGCCGAGAATTCGCGCACCGAAGGAGCGTGCGGAGCGGCGATCGAGCGCTGGGACGGCGATAACGACGACGCCGCGGCCGCCGTCGAGATTTGCCTCGAGGCCTGGCGCGCCTTTCACAGCGAGCTCGGGCGCGGTCTGGCTTCGCTGAAAAAGGCCATCACTCCGGCGAAAACGACCTCCGATGCGGCCGCGGCCGAATCGAAGTCCGGAAAACCGCGCAAGCTGAAGAGGATCACGCCAACCGAGCGGCAGGGCACTGGGTCTCTGATGGATTTCGAAGACGGGGCGACGGAGGACGCTCCGTGAAGCTCCTAAGCGCCGCCGAGCGCCTCGCCGAACTGAAAGGCGCGAAGATCGCGATTTTTGGGCCGAGCGGCGTGGGCAAAACGAGTTTGCTGCGCACACTCGACGCGGCTTGCCTTTCCGAAGCTTTGTTTGTCGACATCGAGGGCGGCGACTTGGCGATCGCCGGCCTATCGATCGCGAGCATAAGGCCGGAGACCTGGAAAAATTGCCTCGACCTCGCCGCGATGGCTGGCGGGCCCAACCCTGCTCTCGCGCCTGCAGCGCCCTATAGCGAAGCCCACTATCAGAACGTCGTCGCCGACCCGTTCTTAGCGAGCCTTGCGGCGTACCGGATCCTGTTCGTCGATTCGATCACCGCGGCGAGCCGCCTGTGCTTCACGTGGTGCGAACAGCAGCCGGAGGCCTATTCCGACCGCGGGCGCAAGGATCTGCGCGCCGTTTACGGCCTGCACGGCCGCAGCATGGTCATGTGGCTCAACCAACTTCAGCGGGCGCGAGCAAAAACCGTCGTTCTCGTCGGAATCCTCGAGCGCGTCGTTGACGGTTTCAATGTCGCCTCGTGGCAGCCGCAACTCGAAGGCTTGAAGGCCGGGCGCGAAATGCCGGGCATCGTCGACGAGCTCATCACCTACCAATGGGTCGATTTCGGTGACGGCAAGCCCACACGCGCGCTCGTCTGCACACCGAACGACGGGTGGCCCGCCAAGGACCGCAGCGGCCGTCTGTCGCAATTCGAGGCGCCAGACCTCGGACGCCTGCTGGCGAAACTCACTCCACCCCGCAGCTCTGACCCCAAAGGAGAACCTTCATGACCGACGCTCTCGATTTCTCGGACTTCAGCGATCTTATTCCCACCGGGACCATTGCGGTCCTGCAGATGCGCCTGCGCCCGACCGACGGGACGAACGGGGTGCTCAAGCGGACCAAGGACGGAACCGCCGAAGGCCTCGACGCCGAGTACGTTCTCATCGATGGCCCCCACGCGAAGAGGAAGCTGTTCAGCTTCGTGCTGGTCTCCGGCGAGACCGATGGGCAGAAGCAAATGGCGGATCGCAACAAGGCGCTTTTGAAGCGCGTGATCGATTCAGCGAAATTCCTCGATCCGACCGACATGAGCCCGGAGGCGCGCGCCAAGCGCACTATGCCCTACCGCGATCTCGACGGTTTGCGCTTTTTGGGCGAGGTCGGGGTCGAGGCGGGAAAGAACGGATTCCCCGACAAGAACGTCGTTCTTCGCGCCATCACCAAGGATCGTCAGGAATGGGGCGGTCGGCCCCCGATCGATCAGATCGCGCCTGACTTCAGCGCCGGCGGTCCTGCGCCGGCGGCTCCGCCCGCTGCCGCTCCGATCGTCAAGCCCAAGTGGGCCCAATGATGCGCAGGGCGAAGATCGCAAAAATTTCGGCCGCGCAAGACGACTGGATGCGACGGGCGACCGCCGCGACCATCGCCGCGGCGAAGGACGTGATCGGCGACACGGGGCCCATTCGCCCGCTGACGCCGATCGGCCGCCTGGGCGACGACGAATTTGGCTGGATCTGCTCGAGCGTGGTGTCGGCCTGGATCGCAACGCGCGCCGAGCAGGCGGCGACTGAAGGCTGGAACGCAGAGCACGCGATCCGATCCACAGGTCTCGCGCCGGATCCGTGGATTGCCGGCGCGGTCGCATCAGTCTTGCCCAAGTTGTTCGAATCCTGTCCCGACCTCGACTGGGCGCAACCCATCGGCTCGTGGTCGAAGGATACAATCACGGAATTTCTCTCGGTCGCGTTCGGATTAATCCAATGCGCGCTCGCCGCGCGTGACACCACTGAAGAGCAAGTCGCCGGTGCGCCCAATCCTGACGTCACTGCGCGACGGATGAACGCCGCGGCCGGCAATCCGCTCATGACCATCGCAGAGTTCAACGACGATTTGCCGCCGTTTTAACCCGGGAGCCCTTTGAACGTGGATTTTAGCGACGCCGATTTGCACGAGCAGCTCGCCCACGAGCCATTCAGCGTCGCGGTCAACGAGGCGATCGAGCGTGCGACGGCAACGACGAATCAGAACGCGCGCGGCTATCTGGGCGCGTCAAGCGCCGGCAGCGAGTGCGCCCGCCGGATCCAGTTCGACTGGATGTGCGCGCCGACCACAGACGCCAGAAAGTCGCTGATCTTCGGCCGCGGACACGCCGCGGAAGCGATGATGCGGGCGCTGCTCGAACGCGCCGGCTTCACCTTCGCGCCCGTCGAATCGCTGGCGTTCGTCGCCCTCGAACACTTCTCCGGCCATGCCGACGGCGTCATCGTCGGAAAGCCGGCCCTGCCAGGCGCCTGGCTGCCCATTCCGGCTCTGTGGGAATGCAAGTGCGTCAAGCAGGATTACTGGAATCGGGTCGCGCGCGACGGCCTCGTGAAGACTTTTCCGCAATACGCGACCCAAGTCGCCCTCTACCAGCATTTCCTCGACAAAAGGAACCCGGCGCTCTTCACCGTCGTCAACGCCAACGACTGTCGCGCGCTGCATTTCCCCGTGCCCTACGATCAGGCGCGGGCCGAGGTGGCGATCGAGCGCGTCAAGCAGGTCATCGAGGCGACCAAGGCCGGCGAGCTTCTGCCGCGCGCCTATCGCAATCCGGATCAGTGGCAGTGCAAGCGTTCGTGCGGACACGTCGAGCGCTGCTGGAGACAGCCGTGAGCGCGGCGATCCACATGGAGAAGACATTCGAGAACAGGATCGCCGACCTCGTCCGCAGATTCGGCACCGACTTCGAGGGCGAGGTGATCGCCGCCTGGAACGCCCTCAAGCGCCTGCTCGCCTCGCGCAACGTCACCTTCACCGACCTTGGCGACGCTATCGAAAGGCTGGCGACTGGCGGGCTCGAGGAAGCGGAAATGAAGCGCGTCTTCGACGCTGGCTATGAGAAAGGCGTCGAGGACACCAAGCGGAAATTCGCGGTCGAGAAAGCCGTCTTCGGCCAGCGACCGGACGGATCCACAGACTGGGAGGCGATCGCTCTCCACTGCCAGCGCGAAAAGGGCCGCATCAGACCCGAGAGCCACGAATTCGTCGATGACATGGCCTCCCGAATGACCTGGGGCCGCGAACCGTCCGAGAAACAAGCGAAGTATCTCCTCAGCATTTTTCGCCAGATCGGCGGGAGGATCGCATGACGGTCGCGGTCGACGAGGACACCGTGCGCCAGTTTATCGAGATCGTCAGTGCGCACGCGATCGAGCTCGCCAAGGCCAATGGCCGGACCGGAGTCTTGCAACTGTGTCGTCTGAGCCCGACCGACGAAAAGATAGTCCCGGCCCGCTTTCGGCTCGACGACGTCGACGGCATGACCAGATTCGCAGTCGCCGCCGCGAAGGCGTCGCACAACGTTTATCTGGACGCCAGAACCGTACGCGCCGACTTGCGCGGCTCCGCGCGCGGCTCGCTCGACGACACGGAATTCGTCCTCGCCCTCATCGTCGACGCCGATTTCGACAAGGGCAAAGGCGGCAATGTCACAGTCCGGCCGAGCCTGGTGGTCGAGACATCGCCAGGGAATTTCCATTTTTGGTATTTGCTCAGCCGGCCAGTCACAGCGGAGCAAGCCAAATCGATCGGCGACGCCATCCGCGCCGCCACCGGCGCTGACCACGACACCGGCGTCGTCACGCAATGCTACCGGGTGGCGGGAACGCCGAACTTCCCCTCCAAGGCGAAACAGGCGCGCGGGCGCACGACCGTGGAACCGACGCGCATCGTCGAGCAGACGGGCCGCGAGTGGGACCCCGAGGAGCTGCTCGCGGCTCACACGAGAGAAGCGCGTTCGCCGGCCACGTCCGCCGCCCTGGCCGGGGAACCGCTCGGCGCCGTCATTGCCGCCGACGAATCGAGCCTGCCCGAGGATCTGATGGACGCCATTCGCGAGGGCGGCGTCAGCCGCGGCCTGGGCGCGAAAGAGGACAAGTCGAGGTCCGGCCTGTTCCACAATGTCGTTGGAGAACTGAAAAAGCGGCGGTGGACCGCCGAGGCGATCGCCGACCTCTTTGCCAGGCACCCGAACGGCGTCGCCGCCAAATACGCCGGGCGCATTCCCGGCGAGGTCGAGCGGTCATTCCTCCGGATCGAAAAGGACTACGCCGCGCCAGCGACGTCTCCCGCAGGCGGAGCCGGCGGCGGGTCGCCGCCTCCTCCGTCCTTGGGAACGACGCCTGGCCCAGCGCCAAGCGCCGGCGCGCCTCTTTACACGCTGCCGACGATTCGGCTGCGAAGCGGCCAGCTTCCTCGCGCCGTGAGGGAAACCGAGAAGGCGGTGATCGCCTCCGGCATCGACGTGTTCGCCCGCGCCGGAGGCCTGGTCTATCCGGTCGGCGAGGTCGCGCCGGCGGCGAACGGCGGCAAGACGACGACGGTCCGCTTAAGCGAGTTCACCGTCGATTCGTTCACTGAGCCGGTCGCCGAGTCGGCGATCTTTCAGCGCTACGACCGGCGTCACAGAAGCTGGGCCGACACCGACCCGCCGATCCAGCTGATCCGCATGGTGCTGGCAAGAAGCCGCAAATGGGCGTTCGCGCGGGTCAGCGGCGTCATCACGACCCCGACGCTGCGGCCCGACGGATCGCTGCTCGCGACGCCCGGCTACGATGCGAGGACGGAGCTTTATCTGTGGAGCGCGCTGCAGCTGCCGCCGATCCCGCCGCACCCAACCAGAAAACAGGCTCTAGAGGCGCTCGCGACTCTGAAGGACCTGTTCGTCGAATTCCCGTTCAAACGCAAAACGCCGGCGATCGATCTTTCGGTTGCGATCTCGGGTCTTTTGACCGCGCTTCTGCGCGGCTCCCTGCCGACGGCTCCGATCTTTCTGGTGCGCGCGAGCACGCCCGGCACTGGCAAGAGCTATCTCGTCGACGTCATCGCCACGGTCGCCACCGGCCGCTTGTGTCCGGTCATCACCGCCGCTCGCAGCGCCGACGAGACCGAGAAGCGGATCGGCGCGGTGCTGCTCAGCGGCAGCAGCATTGTGTCGCTTGATAATGTCACGCACGACCTCGAGGGCGAACTTCTCTGCCAGGTCACCGAGCGCCCGGTCGTCCGAATCCGGGTCCTCGGCCGCAGCGAGATGCCGGACTGCGAATGTCACACGACGATGTTCGCCACCGGCAACAACGTCGGCTTCGCCGGCGACATGGTGCGGCGCGGGCTCATGTGTGAATTGGAGGCGCTCGAGGAACGGCCGGAGTTTCACGCGTTCCGCGATGACGCCCTGGCGCGCGCCGGAGCCGACAGGGCCAGATACGTCGCCGCGGCGCTGACGATGGTGCGCGCCTACCTCGCCGCGGGCGCTCCACATGTGAGCGGCCCGTTCGGGTCTTACGTCGCCTGGTCGACGATGGTGAGAAGCCCGCTCGTCTGGCTTGGGGAGCCGGATCCGGTCATCAGCATCGAGGACATTCGGGCTGAGGATCCGGAGCTGACCAACATCCGCGAATTCTTTGGCCTGTGGAAGGACTACATGCCTTTGAACACGCCTCACACGACGGCGCGCATCATCGAGGTCGCCGACGAGCAAGCGCCCACGAACTTCAACCCAACTTGGTTGAAGGCCTTTCTGCTGCGCGTTGCGGCGGCAAAGGGAAGGCCGGGCGACGTCTCGCCGGACCGGCTGGGCTGGTGGCTGCGCCGTATCAGCGGACGCATTGTGAACCAGCACCGACTGGTTCGTGGGCAAGACAGGACGCAGGTCGCGTCTTTTCAGCTCGTTAGACTGTCTTAGTATGTGGAATGCTGGTCTTTGCTGGTCTTTTAGTGACCTTCCTCGGAGTTTTAGAAATTTCGCAGTGCGAAAAATACGTAGCTAATGAGGTCGAGTGAAAAAGCCCAGCAAAGCCCAGCAGCGGTAAAATATCGAAGTCGGAGAACAAATATGATCAGTCAATCCATCTTTCTGAGAAACAACGACAAATCACTCTTGGAGCCGAGTTCTGCCGACAGATTTATCGAAACCATGACGGGAAAACTAAGCGTGTCCGGACGGCTGATTTTCGTTCTCGACGCCACCGCCAGCCGCCGACCGACTTGGGACATGGCGCGGGGTTTGATGGGCGATATGGTCAGAGAGACGGGGTCGGCCGGGCGTCTCAGTCTGCAACTCGTCTACTTCCGCGGCGGTGCGGAAGGCCCAGAAGAATGCCTGGCGTCGGAGTGGATGTCCGATCCCGTTCGCCTCGCCCAGGCCATGTCCAGGGTCGAGTGTCGCGCCGGCTACACCCAGATCAGCCGCGCCTTGGCCCACGCCAGGCGAGAGGCGGTGAAGGCGAGCGTCGGGGCTCTCGTGCTGGTCGGCGACGCCTGCGAGCCGGTCGAGGACGACCTTGATCGATTGTCCGGAGAGGCTGCGCAGCTTTCCCGGTTGAAGACGCCGATCTTCGCCTTTCAGGAAGGCCGCGATCCCCCAACCGAGATTGCCTTTCGCAAAATCGCCGAGCTTTCCGGCGGCGCTTACGGCCGCTTCGACGTCGGCGGCGTCAGGCAGCTGGGCGGCCTGCTTCGCGCGGCCGCGGTCGTCGCGGTCGGCGGAGGGAAGCTGCTCGCGGCGCGCGCGGATCGCGAGAGCGTCCTGCTCCTCGAGCAAATGAGGAAGCGCGGCTCGTGACCGGCGTCTCGCTCGTCAGCCGGACGGTGGTCATCGGCCCGCTCGAAGGGCGGCGGTTCGCGATGGCGTATCGCTGTGCGGAGGGCGTTTCCTCCTGTTGGCTCGTGGTCGGCGACGGCAGCGATCCCGAGGAGACGCGCGAAAGCATTGCCGGCGACCTCACGCGCAAGGGTGTGCCGGTCCTGCTGGTCGACAAGGCGACAATGTTCGACGCGGTGATGGAGATGGTCTTCGCGGGCGCGCAGGACGCGGAAGCTCCTTCTGAGGCTCTGCAATAGACGTCGTTTATCGATGACCGCGCCGGGGCGGCTTCCCCGGCATCGAAGCAAAAGGAAGAAAGCAAGAATGAACCGCCGCCAACGCCGCGCGCAAAGAACGCATCAACGTGACGATGACGGCGAGAATGCGCCGCCGGGCATGTGCGCGACAGGTCTTTGCCCGGCGTGCAACGCCCGCAAGATTTTTCAGCACGGCCTGGACCATACGAAAGAGATCCGCACCGGCGATGATCAACCTGTCATCTATCCCAAGGGACAGGATGATTTCGACGTCGCGGTCGCCGACTTCGGGATCGTCCGCATCGAGGTCGAATACAAGACTGGCCGCTTCGACCTCTTCGCGCTCGGCGAGCGGGTGTTCTGGTTCACCCCGGAGGGCTCCGAAGGACTGCCGTCCAGGGTGGAGCTGAACAAATATCCGTGGCTGACGACGCTCCGGGGGATCCGCGAGCAGCTCGATCGTCGTTTCGGGCCGGTCTCTCTCGACGGTCCCACGCACCACTGAGGAAAGGAAAAACCGATGCAAATAAGCGAAGGCAAGGGCCCTGACGGCGCAGGCAAGGCTGGACTCCCGCCGCCGCCGTTCAAAAAAGTGCTCCGCGCCGAGGCGCTCAGCGAGGCCGAGGCCCGGCTTACGGCGCAGATCTCTGCCTTGGCGGCTCGCGTCGCGTCGCTCGAGCGCATGAAGTCCACGAAGACAAAGCGGCCAAGCGGGGCGGGGCGTGGTAAAGTGCGGACCGCGGAGTAACGCCAATGCTGAGCCGCTCGACCAGACCGCTGATTTACAAGGCCCGAAGCCCAACAAAAGCCGACCCGCCGATTTACGAAATTGGCGACGCTGCTCTAACGCTGCGGACCTTGGCTGCGATTAGGAATGATCTTCGCTTCCAGGAACGGCTCGCGATCGCGCGACATGACCGGATCGCGTTGGGCGCGGCCAATGCCGCAATCGCCGGCATCGACCGGCAACTTTTGCGACGACGAGGCGCCCATGTTCGTTGACCCGCTCGAAGCGCGCGCGATATCGAGCCTGCCGGCGGAATTCCCGTTCGCCGAGTTCGACGTTCGCATCCTGCCTGCTAAAGTTTTGCAGACGATCGTTACCGAGCTTCGCGGGCCCACGGGGCAGCCCAGGAAGGCTCACGCCGCCCTCGTGGCTCAGCTCGAGGCGCACTTGCTAGAACGCAGCGAAGCTATCCGTCACTACGAGCGCCAGGCGCATGAGGCGAGGCTCGCGCGCCAGGCGACTCATCAGCGCCAGCAGGCGGAGGAAGCGCAGGCGGCCGAGGCGGCGAAGCAAGCGGTGCGGGCCAGGTACGCGGCGCAGGGAGGCGCACAACGATGATCCCCGATGGCGCATCCGCCCATCAACTTGTCGGCCTGATGCGCATTCCCAAACGGCCGCCGCGCGAGCCGGTGTGGTTGAGCGAGTGCGATGCGCGGTTTCTTTCCTCCGACACGATCAAGCGGATCTGCACTGACCTTGACGTCGCCGCCCAGCGCCGCCGCGCGGCATACGGGCCAAGCACGCACAACTTCACGAATACGATCGCCGCGTTGAAACGCGAGCTCGAAGCGCGCCGGCCAATCGAACTTGGCTCGTTTTCGGCGCCAGGAACCATGTGAGCGAGACCGATGAGCGCGAACGCCAGGCCAAGCCGCGACGCCGAAAGTGTGCTGCGCTTCAAGACGCGGGAGAACGCCCGCGCTGATCCGCCCACGCCGCCAGCCGCGCCGGAGCGCCCGGTCGTCTGGTACGGGCCGGGAACCGAGCCGGAATTGCCGCCCGAGCTCGAGGGACAGCGCGGCGCGCTGGCGACGTTCGAATTCGTGCACGCGCACACTCGCGCCGCCGGGCTCGCGCTGGCGGAAGGGGTCGCCCAAGCGATCGGCGAGACAGTCGACGCCGTGAAAAGAGAGATCGCCGCCACCTACGAGGTCGAGATCGCGAAGTTGAGAGCCGAACTGGCCGAGGTCAAAGCTAAATCGAACGAAACCAGTTTTATCGTTCAAAGATTACAGATCGACCGCACCGGACCGCCTGGCCCGCAAGGCTTGATGGGCCGGGATGGCGCACCCGGGCCGCCCGGACCGCCCGGAGAAAAGGGTGACAAAGGGAGCCGAGGTCAGCCCGGCGATCGCGTCGTTGCGTGGCGTTTGGACACGGAGGACTACACTGTCTTCCCAATTTTCTGGGAGGGGAAAGAAGGCCCACCGATCAATCTTCATCCCTTCTTCGCGGTTTACAACACACAGGTCGACGCCGGCGACGCTTTGATTGAGGCCGAAATGATCGCCGAACGACGCGACGCGCTGCAGCTTGAGATCGAGCGCACCGTCCGCGGATTGCCGGCGAGGGGCTATCCTTGAACGACGCGACCATCACGTCGCTGCACGAAGAGCGCATGAGGCGCGCCGAACGGGAAGGCGAGGCCGCCGCTGATGACGCCGAACCGGGCGCGGATGATTTCAATTGGGCGCGCTTCTGGTCAGCGAAACGGCCCCGGCCTGATGTCATCTTGGATGGGGCAGCTCATTGTGTGCGAGGCAATTCGGTATGAGCTTAGAGCGGTATTTCCGAGAGGACCTTCGTTGGGGCTGGGACCACCAGGCCAGGGCTGTTTTCCAGTTCCTATGTCGCGCCGCGGATGCGGCAGCTGGTGATGTGATCTTAGATGCTGGGGCTGGGCACCAGCGATACAAACCCTTCTTCTCCCGATCGCTCTATATCGCGCAGGAACACCCAGATTCTGGGGCTACGGCAAAGCAGATCGACGAATACGACATTCTTGCTGACGTTAAGATTATACCGCTCGTGGACGAGAGCGTCGGTGCCGTTCTCTCCACAGTCTCGCTTGAGCACATGCGTTACCCCGAACCTTTTTTCCAGGAAGCGTTCCGTGTTCTAAAGCCGGGGTGTTCGCTCTTTGTGCAGGCACCATTTGTGTATGAGGAACACGAGACACCCTACGATTTTCAAAGGCCGACGAGTTTTGGTCTGCGGCGCTGGTATGAAGATTTCGGCTTTCAGGGGATCGAAGTAGTCCCTACATCATCATCGATCTATACTGCCCAGTGGCTCCTCGAAACCGGATTGCAGGAAGAACTCGAGCGAGGCTTCGCATCACGACGCGAGAGGATGATTGCAGCCTCTACAATGAGGATAGCTAAATGGACAATGCCGCGTGTCGTCCGGTTATTCGACCGTGGTCCATTTGCAGGGTGCAGGTTTCCGATTGGCTGGACCGCGATCGGTCGTAAGCCCGGAGAACGGTTGAGCGTCAGTCTTCCAGCAAGCAGTACTGATTTTTTGGCACGCTCCGTTGACGCTCGGGGGCATTTTAACGGGAAGGCTGTCCATCTTGTAGCAAGCTGACCGTGATTCCCATGTAGTTGCAAAACTCTTCCGCGTGTTTGCGCGGCGCGCCTTAACGACATAACGGCTTGGTCGACGGAAGGACCGGGGCAGTGAAGGGTCGTGGCGGCGTCGATCGCATCGCCTAACGCGCCGTACGGGGGGGCTAGGAAAAAATTTCGATCGGCTCGAAAGCGCCGGCGCGGGGCCAGTGTCGCGTTGGCGGCCGCAGGTTTCGGGAGGGGGGTAAGGTGCGGGCTGAATGAACGGCGGTCAATCGGGGATCGCGATGGGTCTTGTTCGGTGCGCCGCAGTGTTTTGAACAGCCGCGGGTTTGGCTTTAGGATTGCTCCCGTTGCTGAATGCGGATTGAGGAGGACGTTCAATGGCAGGACGGCGTGGACCGCCTCCGCAGCCGACATACTTGCGGCTGCTCAAAGGCAATCCGGGCAAGCGGGCGTTGAACAAGCACGAACCTCAACCGTCGCGGTCTGGGGACGTTCCGGATCCGCCCGATTATCTGAAGGGCTACGCGGCGGAAGAATGGCGTCGCATCGCGCGTGAGCTCTACCGGATGGGCCTGCTCACCATTGTCGACGAGCCCATGCTCGCCGCCTATTGCATGAGCTATGCGATGTGGCGCACCGCGAGCGAGGCGCTGGCCAAGGTGGCCGAGGTCGATCCGGTGTTCAAAGGGCTGGTGATCAAGACCAGCAAGGGCACGCCCATTCAGAATCCGTTGTTTCTGGCGGCCCGGCAGAGTGAGGCCGACATGCTTCGCTTCGCTGGCGAATTCGGGATGACCCCGAGCGCCCGGGCGAGGCTCAACAATCCCTTGGCGTTCGCGTCGGGTCCATCCAAGTTCGCGGGCCTCCTCGGCGGCGTGGACGACGACCGCCCCGCCTGAACGGGCGGCGACCTCGCCTGACCGGCGGTGACAGACAATGAATCGCTCGACGCGATTCATTACGGGAATCGCCATGCCGGAGCCCGACATTATCGCCGACCAAGAGGCCGAGCGCCGCCGTCGTATCGTCGACGAGCTCGTCAGCCCGTCCGAGGCCACTGTCCGGCTCTTGCGCGAGCTTGTCATTCCCGTGCTGGACGCCTTGGCGCAGCCGCTGTGGCCGCCCTGGCGGTCTCGGGGCAGCGACCCGCCTCGGCCGCCCGGCGGGTCAAAGGGTCAGTAAAAAGCCCCGCATTGGGCCCCAGGACGGCCGATCCGCCTCGTCCCGGTGTCCCCGCACCCGGCGACCCTCAACGGCCGCCGGCGAGCCGCTCTCAAGGCGCTGCGATGAGATGGGCGGCGATTGCGACCTGGCGCTGCGCGCCGAGCATGGCGATGAGGACGAGCTCCCGCTCATGCGCCGTCATTCCCGTGTGGATCGCGGCCAGGCCCTGAAACGGCCCCACTAGGATCCGAACCTTTTCGCCCTTCATGAACCTGCGGCGGCCAGGCGGCCGCGGCAGCGTGATGAGGCCTCGCTCGCCGGTCATCCGGCTCTTAAGGCTTTCAATCTCGTAGTCGGGAACACGCGCCGGGCGGTCGCCGAAAGCAACCATCCTGATGACGCCGATGGTGCGATTCACCCTGGTCCAGCCCAGGCCCAGCTCGCCCAATCCGACGAAAAGATAGTTGGAGAACAGCGGCGCGACGCGACCGTTGGTCTTTACTCGCGGAAGGAGCGTCTCGAACCCCGCTTGGATGAGGCACGAGGCGGCGAGGTTTTCGCGGTTCGGCTCCGTGCGGGCGACGCCCCAGTATGGGAACATGGCCGCGAGAAATGCCGCGCGGTGGGCGAGGCTCGCAAGGCGGCGCGCTCAGCGGCGCGGGAACGGCGCGGCATAACCTTTGGTGTTCAGTTGCGGCGGGTCATAGAACTGCCGCTGCACCTCGCGAGCGACCTGGTGGCACGCGCCCGGTCCGCGCGCCCCTGTATTGTCCAACGCGCTCGCGACCGCCTGAAGGAAGGCGTCGCGCTTGCCGGCGGCAAGGGGCTGGGCCAGGCTCCTCAGGACGTCCATCTCTTCAGTTGAGAAGCTGGCGGGCGGCATGGCCTATGCGTCCTCCCGATTGCATGAAAAGCGCCACCATAGAGCCGAGGACGTATGGCTCGCTAGCGGGGCGGCGTGCTTCATTTCATGCTATCAAGCTCCCGGTTTAATGGACCTCGCCCGCGAAGAATGAATGCGAACGCCGGCTCTCATGAGCCGGCGTTTTGCTGTCGGGCCGCCCGGGGGTCTCGCGATTGATTAGCTCACGCACGCGCCGGAAAGGCGATGACGTTGTCGGCGTCGCTTGTCAGCCATCGCGCGTAGGCCTCCATCACCGGCCGCCTCGCTTCGATCGCCGTCTCCCTGCGGTAGCTCCCTTCGACAGCGCCGAGCGAATGCGCCAGCGCCGCCTCGGCCAAGTCGCGATCGACGCGCAGCCGGTCGCCGCACGCGTCTCGGAATACGCTGCGCCATCCGTGGGGGCTGCCGGCGTCGAAGCCGGCCCTTTTGGGCGCGGTGGCGAAAGCGCTGTACGTGAACGGCGAGCCTGAGCGGCCGGGAAACACCGCCTCGCCGGTGCGAACTTTCGCCTGCCGCTCGAGGATCGCGACGGCTGCGTCGCAGAGGGGCACGGAGAGAGGCCTGCGGGTCTTCAATACCGGGTTCGTCCACAACCTCTTCTCGAGATTGATTTCGCTCCATTGAGCGTTGAGCGCCTCGCTGGGGCGCGCGGCGGTCAGGATCATGAATGCCCAGGCCGCGAACGCCGTGCTCGTCTCGGCGCGGCTCGCGAGCTTGCGGAAGGCCGCCGGCGCGTTGTCGAGCTCGAGGCGGCGATAGTGCTGAACGCCGCCCTTGCGCTTCAGTGGAAGGATAGCGCCGATCAGTTTTGCGTCGGCGGGGTTGCCGCGCATGGCGTCGCGCTCGCCCTTGGCGATCGCTGCGTTGAAGATCGCCGCCACGCGCCCTCGTACTTTCTGTCCGGCTATAGGAGCCTTGTTGGCGGCCGCGGCACGCAGGATCGCGGCGATATGTTGCGGCGCAATCTCGTTGAGCGGCATGTCGCCGATCACCGGGTAGGCGTATTTGACCACCGGGTTGAGCCAGGTGGAGGCGCTGTATCTGTGACGCCAGGACGGGGAATGGTCCTTGAAATAGGCCTCGGTGGCCTGGCGAAAATTGACGGGCCGTTTCTTGCGCGCCTCGGCGAGATTGGCCTTACGCTCTTGCCGGCGCGCCTCGATCGGGTCGCGGCCTTTGTCGCGCTGGGCGGCGAGGTCGCGGACTTTCCTACGCGCATCCGCGAGACTGAGCGTGTCGAGCGAGCCGAGGCCCATGTAATGCCGCGCACCGTCGAGGCGGTAGCGATAGACCCATGACCGCGCCCCAGTGTCGCGGACCGTGAGATAGAGGCCGGTTGCGCCGACGACGCGCCAGGAGCCGGCTTTTACATTGGCGGCCTGGGCTGCATTTGTGACCGTCTTCGCCATAAGTAAGTCTCGTTTGGTTTTGCCTTTGGCCGGGTTGCCGTTCCGCCCACCGTTGCAGCCATTAACGGGCCGTTAACCAGCGTTATATGGCGCGAAGCCACGATAGGCTCAAGAGGGAAACTCCCCATCTAATCAAAGAATTATGTGCGAAAGGGCGTGAAGCCGCGATAGGCTTTACTCAGTTTTAAATTGCTTCGCCTAGAGTCCGCCCGCGTCAGCAAACCATGCGTTCGAGTGAGAGTCCCATGAGTGAATCGCTCCGGCCGAGGGTGAAATATGTGA